GGAAGGTTTGGGTTCGTGCAGAAAACAGCACGTTCGTCGAGCACGCAAAGAACTGCGAGTTCGAGCACCTCGCGTAGGGCTACGAGCTACAAGACGGGCCACGCGCAAGTTGTTGATTTTGCTTCGCTATTTGCCTGTTGCTCTTGTAGCCCTTCTATCACTATAAAAGGGTGTAGGTATGTATAAATCCCGCATTATGAAAAAACGCGAGGAGGGCGCACGCGAGGCAGAAGTACAGGAAAGTTTGAGACCCCCAAGGGCTACAACTTCTGGGCGCCGGCAAGCGGTCACGGTGAACGACGCTGGCTACCCAATCGGCCAGGATCACCATCGTGCAAAATTTAGCGATCACGAGATCGAGCTGATGATCGAGCTGGCCAGGGACGGCATGCCCTACCGCCTGATCGCGGAGAAGTTCGAGACCACCAAAGGCACGGTGCACGACTACGTGTCGGGCCGGCGCCGCGGTCAGGTGGCCACCGGCCAACGCGTTCGCGTAAGGCGATGAGCTGGCTGCAATGTGCGGCCCATGCTGCCGCACTGGGTTTCCCCATTCCTCGACGAGCTGACTGCCTCGGGCAACGTCAGTGGGTCGGCGCGCGCGGTCGGCATCAGCACCACCGCGGTCTACGCGCTCAAGTACCGGGACGCTGACTTCGCTGCCGCCTGGGCACAGGCGCTCGAGGACTCGGCCGACATCCTCGAGGCAGAGGCCCGCCGGCGCGCCGTGCAAGGCGTGCAAGAGCCGGTGGTGTACCAGGGCCAGCTCACCCCGGTGTGGAAGCGCGACGAGAACGGCCAGGTCGTCACCGAGGTCTACGACGAGCAAGGCAACACGCGCCCCGTGCAAGAGGTCGACGCCAACGGCCGGCCCGTGTGGCTCACCGTCACCAAGCACAGCGACTCGCTGCTCGCCTTGCTGCTCAAGGGCCGACGCAAGAACGTGTTCGCCGATCGCACCGAGCTGACCGGCGCCGACGGCGGCCCGGTCGTGATGGACAAGGTGAAGCGCGGCGCGCGCCTGGCCTACCTGCTCGACCAGGCCGCACGGCGCAAGGGCCAGGCCGACGACTTCAGCGACATCGCATGACGCTCGACGTACGTGCGGTCTACCAGCGCCAGCTCGCAGCCACTGGCGGGCAGAGCGTGCCGGGCGGGACTGGTGGCGCAGGACCAGCGGGTCCAGCAGGCCCTGCAGGTCCGACAGGCGCCACAGGGCCGACCGGACCCGCAGGCGCCACAGGGCCGACCGGACCCGCAGGCGCCACAGGGCCGACCGGACCCGCAGGCGCTGATGGCGCCACCGGGCCGGCAGGCGCAGGCGCGACCGTCGTCCAAGCAGTGGTGACCGTGCCCGCAAGCAGCTACACGCATTCCGAGACCCTGGCCGCGCTCGGGCTGACACCCGCATCGGTCGTGCTGCCGTCACTGGCAGCTCACGCAGACACCGACGAGAACAGCGAGGAGCTGCTCGACCTGGTGACGCTCACAGCCAAGGCAGGCACCGGCACGGTCACCGTATCGCTGGCCTTCGCCACACCCACCACCGGGCCCATCAGGGTCAACTACATCGCGAGCTGATCATGGCATCTCTCACACGCAACCTATCCGCCGGCCTGCTGCACCCCCGCGAGAACCTCAGCGCCACCGGCACGCTGGGCGCGCTGAACGCCACGCTGCCCGCCGACTGCGACGGGTGCTCGACAGTGTCGCTCGACCTGCGCGGCACCTTCTCCTTGACGGCCCAGGTGCAGGGATCCGTCGACGGCGTGAACTGGTCGCTGATCCCCGTCCGACCCACCACCGGTGGCGTGTTCGTGCTGGCAGTGGTCGGCACCGCACAAGGCACGTGGGCGGGGTCGTGCGCGGGCTACCGCTTCGTGCGCGTCACCACGACGGCGTTCACCTCGGGCGCTGCCACCGCGGTGCTGTCGTCCAGCAACGCGCTGTTCGACGACTTCGCACGCAACGGTGGTGTGACGCCACTGCTCGTCACGGCCACCGGCGCGGCCGCCGCCGCTGTCACGCTGACGCTGCCGGCGCCAGGCGTCGGACTGCGCCAGTACCTGACCTACCTGTCGGTCAACCGGTTCGCCACCGCGCTGCTCACCGCGGGCGCCACGCCGGTGCTGGTCACCACAACCAACATCCCCGGCGCGTTGGTGCTCAGCCTGCCGGCCGAGGCCGCCGCTGCCGGGTCGCTGTTCCCGTGGCGGGAGGACTTCGCCTACCCGCTGATGGCCGCCGCGCAGAACACCGCGCTGACCATCGTCGCGCCCGCCACCACCGGCGTGATCTGGCGCGTGACCGCGGGCTACTTCGTGGCGCCATGAACGAGAAGCTCGCCGCGATGGCGCTCCAGAACACAGCGCTCTACGTCGAGCTGCTGATCCGCCTGGGCTGTCGCGACACGGTGGTCTGGCCGGTGAGGTACGTCGCGACGTGATGTCCCCTGCGGAAGCGAACGCAGCGTACGAGCTGCTCACGCCGACCGAGCGTGAAGAGGTGGACCGCCTGCTGGCCGACGACGAGACCGAGTCGCTCTGGGTGCCGCTGCCGGGCCCGCAAACGATGGCGCTCGAGTCGCTGGCCGACATCGTGGGCTACGGCGGCGCGGCCGGCGGCGGCAAGACCGACCTGATCGCCGGGCTCGTCACCACCTACCACGAGCGCAGCCTGGTCGTGCGTCGTGAGAAGGCGCAGACCGAAGGCGTGATCCAGCGCCTGACCGAGCTGCTCGACGGCACAGACGGGTTCAACTCGCAGAAGGCAATCTGGCGCCTGCCCGAGGGCGGGCTGTGCGAGTTCGCGGGCCTGGACAACCCCGGCGACGAGAAGCGCTGGCAGGGCCGCCCGCACGACCTGAAGGCCTTCGACGAGGTCACCGAGATGCGCGAGGCGCAGGTCCGCTTCGTGATGGGCTGGCTGCGCACGAACAAGGACGGCAGGCGCTCGCGCGTCGTGATGACGTTCAACCCGCCGACCACGCAGGAGGGTCGCTGGGTGCTGGACTTCTTCGGCCCCTGGCTCGACGACAAGCACCCGAACCCGGCGCAGCCTGGCGAGCTGCGCTGGTTCACCACGATCAACGGCAAGGACGAAGAGGTCGACGACCCGCGGCCCTTCGTGCTGGTGGCGGGCGAGCGCGTCTACGAGTTCGATCTCGACGACTACAACCCCGAGGACGTGATCCAGCCCAAGTCGCGCACGTTCATCCCCGCGCGGCTGACCGACAACCCGTACCTGATTGCCACCGGCTACATGAGCCAGTTGCAGGCGATGCCCGAGCCGCTGCGCTCGCAGATGCTGTACGGCGACTTCAAGGCCGGCATCGGCGAGGATCCCTGGCAGGTCGTCCCCACGCGCTGGGTCGAGATCGCGATGGAGCGCTGGAAGAAGCGCGAGCCCCGCGGTGAGATGCTGGGCATGGGCGTCGACGTGGCGCGAGGCGGCAAGGACAAGACGACGATCGCCACGCGCCACGCCGACGGCGGCAAGGGCCTCTGGTTCGACAAGGCCAGCGCCTGGCCGGGCACCGAGACACCCGACGGCCCGATGGTGGCCGGCCTGGTCATCAGCAAGCTGCGCGACGAGTCGCCCATCATGATCGACGTGATCGGCGTGGGCGCCTCGCCGTACGACACGCTCAACGGCATGCAGCTCGCGGTCTACGGCATCAACGTGAGCGAGAAGGCCGACCGCAAGGACGCGAGCGGCCGGCTGAGCTTCTTCAACCTGCGCAGCCAGTACTGGTGGGCCATGCGCGAGGCGCTGGACCCGGCGCGCGACAACGGCATCGCGCTGCCGCCCGACAAGGAGCTGCTGTCCGAGCTGTGCGCACCGCGCTGGGAGCTGTCGGGCTCGACGATCAAGGTCGAGAGCAAGGACGAGATCGTCAAGCGCATCGGGCGGTCTCCCGACAAAGCCACGGCGTTCATCCTGGCGCTGATCGACATGCCGAAACGGCGCACGCTCGAGGCGCTCGGCGGGCGTTCGCTTACCGAAGAGGTGCTTTCCTACGATCCCCTCGCGACTATTCGCTGAGGAAAGACACACCATGTGCTGGTCAGACGCACCCGATCAGGTGGAACCGACGCCCGAGCAAGAGGCGAAGCAACCAGACTTCACCGCCATGCAGAAGGCCAAGAAGCAGAACGCCACGATGGGCGGCGGCACGCTGCTGACCGGCCCGTCCGGGATCAACACGGCGCTGAACACCGGCTCGACCACCTTGCTGGGGTCGTGAGCGCATGAGCACCGGCGTGCCGCTGTCGGCCATGTCCCTGCGCCAGCAGAAGATGCTGCGCAAGCAGGAGCTGTGGAACGAGCGCGCCTCGTGGGTCTCGCACTGGCGCGAGCTGAGCGAGTTCCTGCAGCCCCGTATGGGCCGCTTCTTCGCGAGCGACACGAACCGCGGCGACAAGCGGCACGGCTCGGTGCTCGACAACGTCGGCGTGATGGCGGCCGGTACGCTCGCCGCCGGCCTGATGTCAGGCATGACGAGCCCGGCGCGGTCCTGGTTCAAGTTCGGCCTGCGCGACAAGAAGCTCGAGCGGCAAGGCGACGTGAAGCTATGGCTGCACGACTGCGCCGAGCTGATCCGCAGCGTGTTCAGCGCGTCGAACACCTACCGCTCGCTGCACACGCTCTACGAGGAGCTGGGCCTGTTCGGCACCGCAGCCACGGTCGTGCTGCCGAACTTCGACAACGTGATGCACCACTACCCGCTGACCTGCGGGGAGTTCGCGATCGGCACCGACTACGAGGGTCGAGTCAACATGCTGGTGCGCGAGATGCAGATGACGGTCGCCCAGCTCGTTGGTCAGTTCGGCGAGAAGAACGTCAGCACCGCGGTGCGCAACCTCTACGACCGCGGCAGCTACAACTCGTGGGTGCCGGTGATCCACGTCATCGAGCCCCGCACCGATCGCGACTCGACGAAGCGCGACGCGAAGCACATGCGCTGGTCCTCGGTCTACTACGAGGAGGCCAGCAACTCGGAGACCGACGTGCTGAGCGAGTCGGGGTTCAAGACCTTCCCCGCGCTCGTGCCGCGCTGGGCGGTGCGCGGCAACGACATGTACGGCGGCTCGCCGGGCATGAACGCGCTGGGCGCGGTCAAGCAGCTCCAGCACCAGCAGCTCCGCAAGAGCCAGGCGATCGACTACAAGGTCAACCCGCCGATCCAGGTGCCCACCCAGTTCAAGGACGCAGCCAAGGCGCGCCTGCCGGGCGGCGTGATGTACGTCGACACCGCGACCGCCGGCGGCGGCGTGCGCAGCGCGTTCAACGTCGACCTGGACCTGAGCCACCTCCTCGGCGACATCCAGGACGTGCGCGACCAGGTGCGGGCGGCGTTCTACACCGACCTGTTCCAGATGCTCGCGAACGACACGCGCTCGGGCATCACCGCCACCGAGATCGCCGAGCGCCACGAGGAGAAGCTCCTCATGCTGGGCCCGGTGATCGAGCGCCTGCAGAACGAGCTGCTGCAGCCCCTCATCGACCAGGCCTTCGACTTCTGCGCGCGCGCCGGCATCCTGCCGCCCCCGCCCGAGGCGCTGCAG